TCAAATGACCAGTTTTTTCCATTCCTTACCGCGTGCGTCGTTGTAAATATCGGTCATTTTTTGATTCGAATGGCCTAGCAAAATTTTGGTATCAACCCCCTGCTCTCTGAACAATCGCTCTGATAAAGATCTCTGCTCATGGAAAGAGGGTGGGGTGCCATTAGCACGCCAGTTGTAATCCACAGAATCCCGGGCTTTTTTAAATGCAACGGTTAATGTTGCTGGCTTAACCATCCCGCCGCGCTTAGCTGTCCCTTTCGCGTGATGGTGGTGCAATAGCCACGGACTAAGAACGCAATCGCGGCAGGATGACACCACATCATCCAGGGTGAGATTTAATTTATCGCAACGCAGAGCCAGAGGGATGGCAATCCGGGTTCCTGTTTTTTGCTGTTCGACATGAAGATAACCATCCCGGATATCCGAAAATTGCATTTTGCAAATATCTGAAAGGCGCTGGCCTGTCATCAGTGCCAGCAGCATACCGCGCTGTAAAAAGTAACCATCCTTTTCCGCTGCGTTATAAATCATCATCCACTCATCAAAAGTCAGTCGCTGTCTTGATATCCGCACCTGCGGTTTTTTTGCAGATTCTGCAGGGTTAAAGCCTGGCGGGACATCGCCCGTTTGCTGAGCTTCCCGGAAAACATCGATCAGTACTTTCCTGAAAATTTGTCCCATTCTGTTATGTCCTCTGGCCTTGTACTCTTCCAGTACTGATACCACATCTTTTACGGTTATGGCATCTAACGGTCTGGTGCCAAAACGTTCATCAAATACCCTGAGAGGGGCCGCTTTCTGTTTCAGCGTGTTGAGTTTGATCTCGCCGTTTTCATATCTTTCCTGTTGAATTTTTCTGTAATTATTCAGAAAAATGGTAACGGTTGATGAACCGCCGGTATCACTAATAATTTTCTCCTGCAGACTGAGCATTTGTTCCATTTGCTGCCGGGCAAGACGGCTGTTCGCTTCTGCTGCAATAGTTTCTGCCAGTTTCTGGTCAATACTGCCGAGACCGTGATTTTTGCCTGTTATGGGATGCCTGTAACGCCAGTAAACTTTGTTATTTCTTTTGTCAAAATACGGAGATAATCCCGGAACATCGGTTTTATATTTTCGCGGGCGCGCCATCTTCCAGTATCCTCTTCAAAGCAGGGTGATCTGTGGCGATCACCTCCGGCTTGTTTACCATTCCGACAAAGCGAGCTTGTGGATCCACTCGCCAGCGTCTTCCAACTTTTTTGGGGAGAGGAAATATCATTCCGGCTTTAGCGTATTTACTTAACGTACTCGGAGTAGGGACCGGTTCACTGAATTCCTCTTTTGCCCACTCAGTGAGCAGAATAAGTCTTGCCATGAGCGTCGTTCGCTAATCATGGTCGCCGCCACTATAGCTGGTGGGCAACGACCGGGGTTGAACATTAAAAATCAGCCTGATTCGGGATCAGTTTTTGCCAGATAGCTGAAACGTATTTTGCCTGGTAACGAGCGTCATCCAGCGCATTGTGGCGCTCACCTTCGAATGGGATAGCAGTTCTGGCATCGAAGTCTATGGCTTTCCCCAGCTCAACGATTGTGCGTACATCGCGATCGTTGTAGTAACGCCACGGGCAGGGGATCCCCTGCCGTTCGTATGAACGGCGCAAAATCGTGTTGTCGAAGTTGGCTCCATTTCCCCAGACCTGAACAAAAAATTCACCGGAGTTTTCGTCGATAAATTCCCGCAATTGTAACAGTGCATCATCTAACGGGATTTCATCGGTCATAATGGCAGATTGCGCTTCGCGTGATTGCTTAAGCCACCATTTAATGGTGTCCCGATCAATGACTCCGCCAGCAGTTTCCAGATCGATAGTCTTACTAAATTCCGGTCCCATATCTCCGGTTTGCGGATCGAAAAATATTGCACCTATTGAGATGATCGGGGCATCAGGATTTTTTCCCATGGTTTCAAGGTCGATCATTAGATGGTCACACGTCCTGCTGGTGGATGTGATTTCTTGATGACCGTTCACCTTAATTGAGTGATCTGCCGTCTCGCCAGTTTCATTATCGCTATCGTGATGCTGATTGCCGCCAGTGTTCTCCTTGTGTGGATGTTCAGCGCCTTCCATTTTCTCCGGATCATCTTCCTGAACTTCAACCTGATACTCTTCATCGAATGTTTCCTGGTATGTTGCGTCGCCCATCACCGCGCCACAATCAGGGCAGTTGCCGCCGCCGGTCTGACCGCAGGCGGTGCAGATCTTTTCCGGTTCCTGTTGCACTACTGGTTCAGGTTGTTTCGTTTCTGGCTCGTTTTGTTGCGTATTTGGGCTGTTCTGTTCCGCTTTCTGGTCGTTCTGTTCCGTTTCTGGCTGATTCTGGTACACAGAATCGCGGGTCTGGATCCCCTTAACCCATTTCGGATCATTCGGGTCGCTAATCCCTGCAACAAATTCTCCGCGAGAGGCAGCAAGCAACTTATCGGCGTCAGGCTGGCTGATATTGGCTGCCTGCATAATTTTGTTTACTTCGTCAGCGGTAACTTTTACCGGCTCTGGTTGTGCGGTCGTGTCAGATGCACCAGTATTTTGTTGTGAACCTGAGTATGTACCGTTTTTGCGGGCGAAATATTCTTCTTTCGTGATTTCAGTAGCCCCGGCAGCCAGTGCCTTATCCAGACCAGAAAGTTTGTTTGCGCGACCGTATTTTTCGCCATCCTTGTCGGTGAAGAGGAAGTAGAACGGCCCCTCACGCTCTACAGATGGTTCGACTTCCACTTTGCATTCGGTTTTTTCGTTGTTCGGAATTGCCGTTTCCACTGCATCAGTTTCTGGTACTGGCGACGAGAGAGTATCAGTTGCGCTCTGATTTCTTCCTTCATCTTCAAACACGCCCTTTGTCGTCAGGTATTCGCAGATATATTTGTTCAGTGCTACGGGATCTTTGTGAATGTCGATCGGACGTTCACGGACAAGGCCAAAAATAGTCTGGCGGTCGTAGCGAAGGGCATCAGGCTGTTTGCGCATTGATGCCGAGATACGCTTCCAGTCTTCGCGGCCGTTGTCGATAACTTCATTTTTTGCCCAGCGATGGATGCTGCCGTCAATGTTTCCGGCATCCACATCACCAGGCCAGAGAGCGTAGGCCAGTTCGTCATCCAGTGTTTTCCATGTCTGCTTGTATTCGCGATGAATGGCAGCAATGACCGGGCTGATTTTTCCTGTTGAATTTTCAGTGTACTGTTGATTGGCTCTGGCGCGGGCGAGATCAACAACAGACGTGTATTTTCCGGTTTCCTTGCGTTCACCTTCGCGACGTTTTTTCCAGATGCGCATCTCTGCCTGAATTTTGGGCCATTTGGCACCAGGCTTACATTTATGCTTAACCCACCCGATGGCATGCAGCTTAAGCTCCGGACACATGGCGTTAACTTCTGGCATTTTCATCAACGCTTCAACGATATGTCCGTTGAATGTTGCCATGTCTTCCTGCAACAATTCCTGTGCGCTAATAACCATATCAACGGTGATGTTTTCACATGTGTCGAACTTAACCATGAGAGCGTTCTGTACTTCAGGGGCCAGCTTGTCAAAAGTGACGTTCATCAGATCGGATTCAGTCTCAACCGGGACAAAAGAAGCAGACTCCTCATCCCAGCGGTTTTCCTGCATATATTCAGCATCCCAGGAATCGAGGGCAGGGCGGGGAATATCGGGTTTATCCTCGCAAACAAGAAATTTATAAGCGCAGTCCTGAGCAGCCGGATAATGTTCCAGGAATTGCCAGTGAAATTTTGCGCGGGCGCGACGTTCATCACCGGCTTCAATGGCAGTGGCTACAGCGACTGCACCTTCTTCCTTTATTGCCTGTTCGTCCGGAATGGCGGCGCAAATAAAGACTTTACTCATTTTGTTTTACCTCATTACAGATTTAAGGGTGAACAAATCCCTGCCATTGCTGGCATATAAGAATGAAATCGGATGTTTATTACGGAACTGTTTTAAAGACCTGCCGGGATTTCGTTATTATCCTGGTGAATAACTTTATCGACCGGATAACAGTTACCGGGAATTTTCTGTTCGGTTGCTGCAGTCACACACTCCTGCATTGTCCTGTGAACACTGACTGCAATATCAACTGGCTCTCCGGAAACAAGAAAAACTGTCAGAACAAGTGCAAATGCTGTATTCATTGCCAGCATCCTTTTTGTATCGGACGTAAACGGGCCAGCATTGAAAGAATGCATATTTTATTTAATAACTCCCGTTCGTGTTTTCTCTTGTTAATGGCATCTTCAGTAAATACAGGGTTACTGATAGTGACACCAATTTCAAAACAACCTTCAGACGTATTAACGTTTGGTAATAACGTTTCCATTATCGCGTCCTCAACAATGAATTTTGTGATGCAGTGCCTGGTGCCTCCAGGTGACGTTAACCAGTTAACAATTAACGCCGGATACAGAGAATCCACCCATAACACTGTTTTTGGTTTTAACTGTTCCGCGTGCGCTCAGCCGCATTCACCGCATCACAAAATTCACTTTAAAAAGGGCGGCAGAGCAGTCACGGAGTAAAACTGATACCGCCAAACGTCACCAGAAAATTGATAACAGAGGGCGTTGCAGCGGGGTTGTCACTTAAGCGTATGGTCAGCCTGACAACCCGGTGTCCTCAAGGGGAAGGAATAACCCCGCCATACTTACCGCCGCGCCATTTCGCGGATTGCCACAACCAGAAGCGCACGGTCGAAGAAATTTAACGACAAGACTTATATGCAAAGGGATCTCGCCGTGCGCTTTCGTGTTATGCCCTGACTTTTCAGGGTAAATTAACCTGTGGAAACCTGTTTTTACTGGCGCTAATCAGTTAGCGTTTCTGGCTAACCAGCGATGCGCGGCAGCTTCGGTTTTAAACGTTTTACTTTTGGTATACGTCATCGCGGTAAACGTGCCGTCCTGATTGGGAAACACGCCACATACCAGAGATTCGTTGTTGCCAAGCTCGATAGTATCCATGCTGACCTCATTTCCCCTTAACGCCGGGTAGCGGAACTGTTTGCTGAGAACACCGTGCGGTGTCTTGATGGGTGGTAATTTAGTTTTCTCATGAATGTTGGTCAAGTATTTTTAATGAGAAAACTCAATATTTAATGCAAAATAAAGCCAATACATTGAAATGTAAGGCTTTAAAATTTGTGAAGGGGGTTACTGATGTTTGTTACGTTTGCGAGCTTCTAGTAGCTCGGTGAATAGGCGATTAAAATTCTCAACGCGGGCACGGAGTTCGCTGATTTGTGCTTGCTGCTCTGATTTTGGAAGTGCGCGATACAATCGCAACATCTCCAACTCATCTTCCGATAAGTCTAAGGCGCTGTTGAGTGCAACTGGTGGATCTGGTGTTTTATCCTCGTCACCAAACAGTATCCAAGTTGGTGAACATTGCAATACCTCAGCCAGGCGATGCAAATTTTGCCCGCGCGGGGCTGTATGGTCGCTTTCCCATAGTGAAATTGATGAGCCAGATACGCCAGCGGCTTTGCTTAAATCGTTTTGACTTAAACCAACCTGTTTGCGTCTTTCTCTAATTCGTTGACCTAAAGTTTTCTCGTTCATATTTAGATATCTTAATAACCCTTGACTTGAGATTCCTTGAGTGATTACTATTGAGAAAACTCAACTTTGGAGGGGTGATGTTTAAATCAGACGTAATTAATTTTTATGGGACGAAAGCCAAAGTAGCGAAAGCTGCTGGTGTTGATCCATCTGCTGTTTCTCAATGGGGGGAACTGGTTCCTGAAGGTCGCGCGATGCGCCTGCAAGAGGCATCCGGCGGGGAACTTCAGTACGACCCCAAAGTTTATGACGAATATCGTAAGGCAAAGCGGGCGGGGCGGTTGAACAATGAAAATCACCCCTGAACAGGTTTGTGAGGCTCTGGATGCCTGGGTATGTCGACCAGGAATGACACAGGAGCAGGCGACGATATTAATCACGGAAGCATTCTGGGCTCTGAAAGAACGCCCGAACATCGATGTTCAACGCGTCACGTTTAATGATGGCGAGGTTGATCAACGGGCGCTGGGCGTTAACCGGGTGAAGATATTCGAACGCTGGAAAGCTATCGACACCAGGGATAAGCGGGAAAAATTCACGGCGCTGATTCCGGCAATTATGGAGGCTATCCGAATTAGTGATTTCAGGTTGTATCGTGAGATCAGTGATGGAAAAAGCATTACGTACATGATCGCCGGATTAAACAAAGAATATGGCGATGTGGTGGAGTCCGGGCTGCTTTTTGCGGATCCAGCTGTTGTGGAACGTGAGACTGACGAGCTTATAGAAAAAGCTATTGCTTTCAAGCATGCGTATCGTCAGCAATATCAATATTACTTTGCAGATAAACAAATATCTGCCAGGGGTTCGTATGAGTATCGATGCACTACGATGGGCTAAAAAGGTGAAAACCGGCAGTTCATCCAGTAAGTCTGTATTGACCTGGCTTGCTGATATGTGCGGTGCCGATTTGTGTGCATACCCGTCTGTATCTGCACTGGCAGATGTAACGGAACTGAACAAAAAGACTGTGCAGGACAGCTTACGACACCTGATGGAGATTGGGTTAATTGTTGATACCGGTGAGAGAAAAGGCAGAACAAAGCAAATTGTGGTGTACCGACTTATCGGTGTAGAAGAAAGTGTTGCCGAGCCTGAATACACCCAAAAACGGGTGTCTTTAAAGGTGGGTAAAATTGGTGCTGTTAATAAAAACAGTACCGAAAACGGTTATGTTTCAGCACAAAAGAGCCCCAAAAACGGAACTCTTTGTTGCATGGAAAATAACCAAAGACACCCAAATTTTCCATCAAAGACACCCAAAAACGGATCACGGAACCCAAAGGAACCCAAAGATCTAAACCCCACACATAACGCACGCGAGAGTGCTCCGACCAGTGAGCAGGAAGTTTTGTCGTTACAGGCAGCCCCCCATGTATTCCTGGATGGCCTGAGCGAACCCATCGGAAAATTTCCGATGACCGATAGCTGGTATCCGTCACGGGATTTTCGACGACGGGCTGCGTTGTGGGGGATGGCTTTGCCGGAGACAGAATTTACACCTGCTGAACTTACCGCATTCCGGGACTACTGGGCAGCGGAGGGGAAAGTGTTTACGCAGATTCAGTGGGAGCAGAAATTCGCCCGTCACGTAAATCACGTCAGGGCGCAGGTTAAACCAGTCAGCAAGGGGGTAAACCATGCAGCAGCACCAGGTGGAACCGCATCACGGGCAGTTCAGGAAATTCGGGCAGCACGTGAGCAGTGGGAACGTGAAAACGGATTTATCAGCGACGGAAACGGCCTGGAAGCTGTGGGAGCTCATGGGGGAGGTTTATTCGAACCGCTGGACCCAGAAGAACGGGGCCGCACCTTCGAAGCTCTGGATTGCACAGATTGGCGCGATGACTGAGCAGCAAATCCGGCAGGTCTGCCGCCAGTGCATGGACCGCTGCCGGGCGGGTGAAACATGGCCTCCGGACCTGGCTGAGTTTGTGGCGCTGATTTCGGAAAGCGGGGCCAATCCATTTGGCCTGACGGTGGATGCTGTGATGGAGGAGTATCGCCGCTGGCGTAATGAGTCCTGGCGATATAACGGAAGCGACAAATATCCGTGGCCTCAGCCTGTGCTGTATCACATTTGCCTCGAGATGCGTTCAAAGGGGATTGAACGCCAGATGACCGAAGGGGAATTAAAACGGCTTGCAGAACGGCAGCTGACGAAATGGGCAAAGCATGTTAGTAACGGCCTGAGCGTTCCGCCAGTACGGCGACAACTGGCGGCACCAAAACGCCCGTTGGGACCAACGCCAATTGAGTTGCTGAAACAGGAGTATGAACGCCGGAAAGCGGCTGGTTTTGTCTGATTTGAGAAGTATTTTTATCCGGAGGAAGTTTTAATGGAAACCGTATTGCATGCACTGAAAGCGATGGGTAAAGCCAATTCTGTTGAACTGGCGGCACGAATTGATATCAGCCGTGAAGAAGTTCTCAACGAACTGTGGGAGCTCAAAAAAAATGGCGTTGTTGATAAAACGGGTCACACCTGGTTTCTGGCTGTCGAAGGTGAATCCCGGGTAACCGAAGAGCGGCCAGTAAAATCTGAAACACAGGATATGCTGACCGAAGAGGTCGCTCCAAAAGTTAGCGCTAACATGATGATTGAGTTTATCGCTCAGGAGGGGGCTAAAACCTGTGAAGAAATAGCGGGTAAGTTCGGTGTCAGTACTCGCAAGGTTGCTTCCACGCTGGCGGTGGTAACCGCAACGGGGCGGCTGGCACGCGTTAATCAGAACGGTAGATTTCGTTACTGCATGCCGGGCGATAATTTACCAGCAGAGCCGAAAGCCGCGCTGGTAACGGAAAATGATGGTAAGGCCTTTCCTCAGCCAGCAGGTGCTGCGTTACCAGTCCGGGAAGCCGCAACACAGGAAGAAATAAAAACTGAAAGTGTGGCGGTCACAGTGCAGTCACAGCCGTTGTTCACCAGAAAACATCCGGATGGTCTGATTTTACCATCGCTGCATGTGGCTAACCGCGAGCTGCGCCGGGCAAAAGGTCAGGTTCAGAAGTGGGAGCGTGTCTGCGCCGCGCTGCGGGAGCTGAACAAGCACCGGGATATTGTTCGGCAGATTGTCGATTCATCCGGTCGTATTGTGTCGGAAAAGTGATTGCCGGAGGCGCTTATGGCGAAACCTTTTACACACGAACAGCGTGAAGAACTGAAGGCCCGAATTATCGGGCTGGTACGCAAAAATGAACGCATGACGATATCACAACTGGAGAGAGCGACGGGAGCAGGCTGGCATTCAGTCAGACGTTGCCTTGTGGATGTACTGGCTTGTGGCGATTTATACATGCCCGGTAAATACGGTGTTTTTGCATCAGAACAGGTGTATCGCGTATGGCGTAAGGCAGCGGAGAAAACAACCGACCAGACATTGATTCGAAAGTTACCAGACGGAGAAATACGCCGCTATGACAGGCATCAGAACATAATTTGCAGTGAGTGCCGAAATAGCGAAGTTATGCAGCGTGTACTGGCGTTCTGTCAGGGGAATTTTTAGGAGGTGGTGCTGTGAGTGAAATTAGCTATCAGGCTTCAATTGCCGCTGGCATTCGCATCAAAGGAGAGGTGCATGGAAATAAAACCAGAAGATGAGTTAAGTAATATTGTTTTATTTCCGGTAAAAGAGGATGACCCACGTAATCAGGTTAATTTTCTTTATGAGCCATCGGAAAGACCATATTGCCATCACGCCTCTGTCCGGGTTGACGAAAAAGAGCGTCAGGTCCGCTGTAAAATCTGCGGTGCAGTTGTGGAGCCATTTGACTGGATGCTCTCTGTGGCGAAAAGAGAAACCAGACTGGCAGATGATGTAAGGCTCTTGCGTCAGGAGGAGCGGGAAAGGCGAAAAAATATAGAAAAGCTAATTCAGATTGAGCGTAACGCGAAAGCGCGGATACGCAGGGCGACAAAATCCAGAACTGAATAATTAAATTTAGCTCTGTTAAAAATTTAATCCTTAACCGGAGGGGGGGGGAGGCGCCCTCAGAACATCAGGAGGCTGTCCGGCAGGGCGGTAGTTAAATGCGAAAGTTCAAAATAATTATTGAAACGGGAATAGCCGGTGGAGATTTCGAGGATGAATTCGAAGTGGATGATGATGCGACGCCTGATGAAATACATGACGAAGCAAAAGATATTTTCTTTAACTACTGCAATTACTCATATCACGAAATAAAAGACGAAGAGGAAGAATAAAATGGCTGATTTTGCTTCAACTAAATATAACGCCAATTTTGAAGAATGGCATGAACTGTTAATGGACTATGTAGAGTTACCGCGGTGGAAGCATGGCGTGATATGAAGTTGCATAAGAAGTTGCTTTCTTTATCTGGAAATAATATATCCTCTAACGGGAAAGAAATAGAAAATGGTGACTTTAATGAATCCAACCCCCAATAAAAAGAGGTTGGGAATACTATGGTTAAATTAGAGTAAATATCTTGGATATCTAAAATTAGGTTACTTTTACGCCTATAAAGGTGTAATCATCCATTATGTTTTTCTCAATCCTTTTTCTTAAACTACTCGCAAAAGCTGTTGGTGAGAGCATTGTCTTCTCAGAAAACCTTGGTCTGACATCCCAATGCTTATAGGCACCATCAGTCATTGCATAGAGTTGAAGATAGCCATTATAAATTAGCTGGCTAATCGGAAAAGACATTAACTCAAAATTCAAATCCGTTGTATTTGATAAAGCATTCGTTAGGACTGAAGATAGCCGTTCTTTATGATTTCTTAAATTACGTAATTTATGTTCACCAGAATCAAGGAGTTCTTGATATCTCGTTTGATCAGTGGTTAACTGATTTAGTTTATTGTTTTTATTGAAGTATACTCGGCAATCACCGGAATGACCAATTAACACTTCATTTTTTTTGATCTGAACAATTGTTAAGGTTGTGGCAGTGCTAATATCTAAATTGTCAATTTCTTTTTTAGCTGAATGAAATGCACTTTCAATTGAGAAAAAGGAAGTGCCTAGCGTGTGTCTAATGCCACGAATGGCTGCATGAGATGCAAGCATTGAATGTTCAGAGGAACCAACCCCATCAGCTACTGCAAAGACAATGTTAAAATCGCTATCAAAAGATGGCGGTAAATAAAAGTCTTCATTTTCTTTTTTTTGGGGTTGTTTTAGGCTAAAACATGCCATTTCAATTATGTTCTTCATGATTTACCTCCCCCGTCACTTTTAAAAAATCTTCCAGTAACTCCCGTGTGCTTTGATATCGTTCTTCAGGCCAATGTGCGCAACATTTTGCAATCAATCTTTTTAATTTTTCACTTCTTTCTGTGGGATATATATCAGTGATAATTTTACCTGCTGCAAATATGTCACTTTGAAAAGAAAAAAGACCGCTATCATGTATTTCGGGCGCTCGATATCCATCTGTGCCCATGTGATTAGGCTTAAATTTTGTTTTGATTTCGGCCCGTAAGGTATCTCTGTCTTTTACTAGACCAAAATCAGATATTTTATACTTTCCATCGGCATAATAAAGTATGTTTCCTGGTTTTAAATCACGATGTATATAGTTGTTTTCATGTATGGTGATAATTCCTTTTAAAATCTGAGTAACAGCAGACTTCCTCTCCGCGTAGTTCATACCATTGCGGATGGCTTCATATAAGTTACACTCTGCCAATTCCATAACAAAATAAGGTTTATCACCATTTGTATTAAATAAAACTATTGGCGCTATTGAATCATAGTTTATTCTATTGAGAGTGCATTGTGTTTTGATCTCAACTAAAAAACGCTGTCTTAAATCAGTCAACTCTTTTATAGCGGTCTTGTCAAAGTCCGGGCAAGGTGAAAAGTATTTGCGAGCATATGTGGTCATGTGGGTCTGGGTTAAGTTATAGACATCAACCTTAAATACTTCGCCAAAACTCCCTTGTCCTAAACTGCGACCATCTTTAAGTAAATAATTACCGCACCGATCCACGGCGCCCCCTTAACTCTCAGTAATGGATTGATAAGACTGGAAAAACATGCATTACCTCCTTTTATACACGTTTGCTATTTTTATTGCAATGCCTCACCTGTGGGCACTTAGAAAGGTGAGATTCTGATGAGTCTTTAACTGATTGAATTCGTTCCAATGTGGGAATCCCACATCGGGAGAACATTACCAATAGGGATAAAAACGATTTGTGGGAAAAGGGGAGTTAAGTAAAATTGCTGCGGGTGCTTGAGGCTATCTGTCTCAGGCATGAACACCAAAAGGCAGATAGAGAAAAGCCCCAGTTAACATTACGCGTCCGGCAAGACGCTTAACATTAATCTGAGGCCATATCTATGCTCTACACACGTAGGTTAGCCTCTTACGTGCCGAAAGGCAAGGAGAAGCAGGCTATGAAGCAGCAAAAGGCGATGCTAATCGCCCTGATCGTCATCTGTTTAACCGTCATAGTGACGGCACTGGTAACGAGGAAAGACCTCTGCGAGGTACGAATCCGAACCGGCCAGACGGAGGTCGCTGTCTTCACAGCTTACGAACCTGAGGAGTAAGAGACTGGCGGGGGAGAAATCCCTCGCCACCTCTGATGTGTCAGGCATCCTCAACGCACCCGCACTTAACCCGCTTCGGCGGGTTTTTGTTTTTATTTTCAACGCGTTTGAAGTTCCGGACGGCGCCGGAATAGAATCAAAAATACTTAAGTAGCGCGCAGGGAGAAGAGGGATGGACCCCGAACAGGGGAGTGCTATTTATCTGGAAGGATTCTGTTGATGAGAATCGAAGAATTACGTGAAATTTTTAGTGAAGATGGCCTCTATACTGTGCGCGTTGAGAATGGCGCTATTGTCAGCCACTGCCGTATTAAATGTTTACAGTCTCAACAAAGGAAGAGTGGAGCTGCGTTAATTCATTTTGTGGATGGGCTTGTGACGGATGGTTTTATTTTGCGTGCAAATGAATTTGTCACATCGTTGCCGTCTCTGAAAGACGCTGGGATTAAGGCTGGTTTTTCTGCTTTTGAAGATGAGTGAATTCATCTACAATTCAGCGCAGGGCTGAACCCCTGTTGAGTAACACTGTGCCACCGGAGAAAGCCGATGGCGCAAAATTCCAGACTACACAATTCTGATAATTCAGCCGTCTTTGCCAGCAGGCACGGGCGGCGTTCTCATGCATTCAAATCTGACTGGTTCCGGCACGACCCATGCACTGAAGAACAGGCCGAATGGCTGATTCAGAACTACCGCAGACGTGGGTATGAGTTTAGGAAAGCCCTCAGCCTCGATTATCGTCACTGGATAATCTCCGTCAGGCTTCCTTACTCCGAACGCCCACCGCGTCCGTCCCGCACATTCCAGCAACGGATCTGGAGGTAACGTGCGGGTATTACTTCGACCTGTTCTGGTACCGGAACTCGGGCTGGTGGTCCTTAAGCCAGGTCGTGAATCCATGCAGGTATTTCACAATACCCGGGTACTGGTGGAGCCGGAACCGAAAAGCATGCGTAATCTGCCGTCCGGGGTCGTTCCTGCCGTTCGCCAGCCGCTGGTGGAAGACAAAACATTGCTGCCATTTTTCAGCGACGAACGAGTGATTCGTGCTGCTGGTGGTGCTGGTGCATTGTCTGACTGGCTGTTGCGCCATATTAAATCCTGCCAGTGGCCACACGGCGATTATCACCACAGCGAAACTGTCATTCACCGTTATGGTACCGGCGCAATGGTGTTGTGCTGGCACTGCGACAACCAGCTACGGGACCAGACATCCGAATCACTCGAGCAACTTGCTCATCAAAACCTGTCAGCATGGATGATTGACGTCATCGGTCACGCAATAAGCGGTACGCAGGAGCGTGAATTATCTCTGGCTGAATTATCCTGGTGGGCGGTCTGCAATCAGGTGGCGGACGCGCTACCGGAGGCCGTATTACGTCGTTCTCTGGGGTTACGTGTGGAAAAAATCCGCTCCTTGTACCGCGAAAGCGACATCGTACCGGGAGAGCAGACCGCCACCAGCATACTGAAGCAGCGCACAAAAAATATTGCGCTACCGCCTCACACCCACCAGCAACAGAACCCACCACAGGAAAAGACGGTGGTCAGCATTGCCGTTGATCCGGAGTCTCCGGAATCCTTCATGAAACGACCTAAACGTCGCCGCTGGGTAAATGAGAAATACACACGCTGGGTAAAGACACAGCCGTGTGCGTGTTGTGGTAAGCCAGCGGACGATCCTCATCACCTGATTGGTCATGGTCAGGGCGGAATGGGGACAAAATCTCACGATATTTTCACGCTACCGCTGTGTCGGGAGCATCACAACGAGCTTCATGCGGATCCGCTGGCGTTCGAAGAAAAGCATGGTTCTCAGGTTGATTTAATTTTTCGTTTTCTTGATCACGCCTTTGCAACTGGCGTGCTTGGGTAAAAGAGGTGACTGATGCTCATAGATTTGGTTTTACCTTACCCGCCGACGGTGAACACTTACTGGCGACGCCGTGGCAGCACATATTTTGTATCAAAAGCCGGGGAGCGTTATCGCCGGGCAGTGGCGCTTATTGTTCGCCAGCAGCGACTGAAATTAAGCCTGTCCGGACGGCTGGCAATAAAAATTATTGCAGAGCCACCGGATAAGCGCCGCCGTGACCTGGACAATATTCTGAAAGCACCGCTGGATGCGCTGACGCACGCGGGGTTGTTAATGGACGATGAGCAGTTTGATGAAATCAATATTGTACGTGGAAAGCCAGTATCTGGTGGACGTCTGGGGGTGAAGATTTACCCCATAATGCTTGAAGGGCAGGTCAAAAAATGAAACTGGAAGATTTACCGAAATACTACTCCCCAAAATCCCCTGGCCTGACCGATGCATCGGCCTCAACGTCAAAAGATGCGCTGAGTATCACTGATGTGATGGCCGCGCAGGGCATGACACAGAATCGGGCTGAGATGGGGTTTTCTGCGTTCCTTGGGAAAATGGGCATTAGTATGAATGACAGAGAGCGGGCAACAGAATTGCTGACAGAATATGCACTCAGTCGGTGTGATCGCGTGGCGGCGTTAAGAAAACTCCCGGCAGAAATAAAACCGGCAGTGATGCGTATTATGGCTTCGTATGCGTTTGAAGATTATGCCCGTAGCGCGGCGAGCAAAAAACAGTGCTCCTGCTGTCACGGAAAAAAATTTATTGAAAGCGAGGTTTTTACAAACAAGATCCAGTATCCGGATGGTAAGCCGCCGGTATGGGCAAAGTGTACGAAAGGTGTGTATCCGTCTTACTGGGAAGAATGGAAAAAAGTCAGGGAGGTGGTAAAAGTTGCCTGTCCGGAGTGTGGCGGAAAGGGTGAGGTTTCCACCGCCTGTAAGGATTGCCGTGGGCGTGGTGTCGCCATTCATCGTGAAGAGTCGGTAAAACGTGGTATGCCTGTTATCAGAGACTGCCAGCGTTGTGGTGGTCGTGGCTGTGAAAGACTACCATCAACGGAGGCATTTAATGCCATATGTAATGTAACCGATGCCATATCTCTTGATACATGGAAAAAAACAGTTAAACGTTTTTACGATACGCTGGTGGTGCAGTTTGATATTGAAGAAGCATGGGCAGAACAACAACTGAAAAAGGTGACCAGATAGCTTTGTTGATTTTTCCCGAATCTGTGGTAAATTTGCCCTAACGATGGGCGTTTTATGCCTGACGTTAGAAGATTTTTTACACCCCGCCGCCTGGCGGGTTTTTTATGACTGAAATCGCGTCAGTACAGTAAACGCGCTGGTGGCGGTGAATACCGGTCTTTCAGCTTGCTGGCTTTTTTGACAAGAGTTATTGGTGTGTCACGTTAACCGAAAAAGGGAAAAAGACATGCTGAAACAGCAGGATATGACAGAAACTGCCAGAGCAGTGTTTAATGAATTAAGCGTCACCGAACCGGCGACAGTCGGGGAGATTGCGCAGAATACTTACCTTTCACGCGAACGCTGCCAGTTAATACTGACCCAGCTTGTTATGGCGGGTCTGGCAGACTATCAGTTCGGTTGTTACAGACGCCTTCAGTCCTGAAGGCTTTTTTATTTGTGGTAAATGGGCGACTGGTGGGTGTTAGGGGCACTCACCAGCCATCTGCTCATGCGTCCGGATCACAAGCAAACCTCAGGCCCACTGCTTTGCGCAAAAGCAGAATGAGCCTATCAGAGACAGGCTTAATGATCCATGCTTAATACTGTAAAAATATCCAGCTGTGAGTTAGTCAACGCCGACTGCCTGGAATTTATCCGGTCGTTACCCGAAAATTCTGTTGACCTGATAGTCACGGACCCGCCGTACTTTAAAGTGAAGCCCGAGGGCTGGGATAACCAGTGGAAGGGCGACGATGATTACCTGAAGTGGCTGGACCAGTGTCTGGCGCAGTTCTGGCGGGTGCTGAAACCTGCCGGAAGTCTTTACCTGTTCTGTGGCCATCGCCTGGCATCTGATATCGAAATCATGATGCGTGAACGCTTCAGTGTGCTGAACCATATTATCTGGGCGAAGCCGTCCGGACGCTGGAACGGGTGCAACAAGGAAAGCCTGAGGGCGTATTTCCCCGCCACAGAGCGCATTCTGTTCGCGGAACATTATCAGGGGCCGTATCGTCCGAAAGATGCCGGGTATGAGGCGAAGGGCAGGGCACTGAAACAGCATGTGATGGCTCCGCTGATTTCTTACTTTCGTGATGCGCGTGCTGCCCTGGGGATAACGGCAAAACAGATAGTGGATGCCACAGGAAAGAAAAACATGGTGTCGCACTGGTTCAGTGCCAGTCAGTGGCAGCTACCGAACGAAAGCGATTATCTGAAATTACAGGCGCTGTTTGCCCGGGTGGCAGAAGAGAAGCATCAGCGGGGTGAACTGGAGAAGCCCCACCACCAGCTGCTGGAGACGTATACTTCACTGAACCGGCAGTATGCGGAACTACAGAGTGAATATAAGCATCTGCGGCGGTATTTTGGCGTGACGGCGCAGGTGCCGTACACGGATGTGTGGACGCATAAACCGGTGCAGTACTATCCCGGGAAACATCCGTGCGAAAAACCGGCAGAAATGCTGCAGCAGATAATCAGTGCGAGCAGTCGTCCGGGTGACCTGGTTGCAGATTTCTTCATGGGGTCGGGTTCGACAGTCAAAGCCGCGATGGCGCTGGGGCGTCGTGCAACTGGCGTTGAGCTGGAGACTGAACGTTTTGAGCAGACGGTCAGGGAAGTACAGGATTTAGTCAGTCAGAACGGATGATATTGCAGAATTAACCGGGTATCAGGTACGCCCCGAAAATTTTAAATGTCTCACAATTCAGACGGTTGACAGTTGTCTGGTTTGCGGGGAGTTTGTTAAAAGAAACTGGCATGGTGAATCCCCCTGAGCGGAGGGGCATATCAGCGCAGGTGTTTCTACTCTATCCTTTCTGTGCGGGTTCAGGTGCTGATACTGAACTCACCGGGAGGCACCCGGCACCATGCATATGGTTAACAGACACGTAGCGAAGCCCCTCTCCGGAGGGGCTTTTTTTATGGGCAAAAAAAGCCCGCGCTGGGAGACGCGGGCGGCAAGGAATAAACAACAAAACGTGAAGTAATATTTCAGCTGGCGAATAATACCCCATGGTAATCACTCTGCGCAACTGCGCGGCCTTTTTCGAATTGCGGGCTGTAAGTCTCCCTTCTGCCATTGTCCTGTAACTTCCGGACTTCAGCCCGCTCTTTATCTGATTCAGTACACTATCCCGGCCGGGAGGATTCATGACATTTAAACATTACGATGTGGTCAGGGCGGCATCGCCGTCAGACCTTGCTGATGCACTTGCGCAAAAAATTCGTGAAGGATGGCAACCATACGGTGGGCCGTTTTCTTCGTATACGGATGATGGCGCAGCACTTATTCAGGCGATTGTCGCAGAAGGTGATGTGAGCACACCTGTTGTGGTGAAGCCGACAGGTGGAGAAGGTGCAGTAATCAGTGCCACCAGCGACCCGGAGTATTACTTTGTTGTGGTTCTGGCAGGGCAGTCAAACGGCATGTCGTATGGTGAAGGTCTTCCGCTGCCGGAGACATATGACCGTCCGGACCCGCGTATTAAGCAGCTGGCGCGCCGCAGTACGGTGACACCGGGCGGTGCAGCATGCAAATATAACGACATCATTCCGGCGGACCATTGTCTGCATGATGTGCAGGACATGAGCCGTCTTAACCATCCGAAAGCGGACCTGTCAAAAGGGCAGTACGGTACCGTGGGGCAGGGGCTGCATATCGCCAAAAAACTGCTGCCGTTTATACCGGCGAATGCGGGCATTCTGCTGGTTCCGTGCTGTCGTGGTGGTTCAGCGTTCACCACCGGAGCCGATGGCACATACAGTGACGCGAGTGGTGCCTCGGAGAATTCAACCCGCTGGGGTGTGGACAAGCCGCTGTATAAGGACCTTATCGGTCGAACAAAAGCAGCACTGAAGAAGAATCCGAAAAATGTGCTGTTTGCCGTGGTGTGGATGCAGGGGGAATTTGATTTTGGCGGTACGCCGGCAAATCACGCAGCACAGTTTGGTGCGCTGGTTGATAAATTCCGTGCAGACCTGGCGGATATGGCAGGTCAGTGCGTCGGTGGCTCTGCTGGCGGTGTTCCCTGGATCTGTGGAGATACGACGTATTTCTGGAAGCAGAAGAACGAATCCTCGTACCAGACGGTGTACGGCAGCTACAAAAACAAAACGGAAAAGAATATCCATTTCGTACCGTTCATGACCGATGAGAACGGGGTGAATGTGCCGACGAACAAACCGGAAGAAGACCCGGACATTCCGGGTATCGGATATTACGGTTCGAAATGGCGTGACAGCTCAGCCACCTGGACGTCACAGGACAGGGCGAGCCATTTCAGCGCCTGGGCACGCCGTGGGATTATTTCCGACCGTCTGGCAACGGCGATTTTGCGCCATGCGGGAAGAGTGGCGCTAAACGCGGGGGCATCATCGACAGTATCAGAGGTGCGCCCTTCATCGCCTTCCGGTGCAGAAGCCACAGGCGTCACAACACTGCTCTCTTACCTTGCCAGCGAGTCAGAGGGAAGCCTGAAAGTACAGGGATGGTCAGCCAGTGGCGGCAGGGCAGAAGTGGTCAGCGATGCGGAGGGAACCGGAGGTAAGGCAGTGAAGCTGACCAAGGAAGCCGGTAAAAGCAGCTGGGTGCTGGAGTACGCCGCGGGCAACGGTGCGGCTCTGTTACAGAAAGGGGGGCAGATTCGCTGCCGCTTTAAGGTTTCGGGAGCGCTGGCTGCGAACCAGTATGTTATGGCGTTTTACTGGCCGGTCTCTTCACTGCCACAGGGCGTTGCCCTGACCGGAGACGGGGGGAATAACCTGCTGGCAGCGTTCTACATCCAGACAGATGCAAAAGACCTGAATGTGATGTACCACAATGCGAAAGTGGCGACAAACAACCTGAAACTGGGAACCTTTGGCGCATTTGATAACGAATGGCATACGCTGGCTTTCCGCTTTGCCGGGAATAACAGCCTTCAGGTGACGCCGGTTATTGATGGTCAGGATGGCACACCGTTCACGCTGACGCAGTCACCGGTCAGTGCATTTGCGGCGGATAAACTGCATGTGACAGACATTACCAGGAATGCGACTTACCCGGTACTGATAGACAGCATTGCGGTGGAAGTGAACAGCACAGACACTGCGGCATGATAAAAAAAACCGCCAGCGACAGGAATGGACGCTGGCGGTGGTGATACCTATGGAGAAAAAATAAAGGAACGATACTTTCGTACTCTGGTTTTTTAATGAAAACAGTTCTTATTGTCAACAATAACGGAAAGAAATTATGACATTTCTGAACCAGTTAATGCTGTACTTCTGTACGGTGGTCTGTGTGCTGTATCTCCTTTCGGGTGGATACCGGGCCATGCGTGACGTCTGGCGCAGACAGATTGACAAAAGGGCCGCTGAGAAAATCAGCGCCAGTCAGTCAGCCGGAAGCAAACCCGAAGAGCCGCTCATTTAGCGGCAACTTTCTTAATCACATCTTTCGACGAGAAAATCCCATGTCAGAAATTACATCCCTGGTCACTGCTGAAGCAGTGAAGGAAGTCCTGCGCTCTGAAGAAGTCCGGAGCGCACTGAAACAGAAACTTCGCCATAACCTGGAAGCGCGTCTTGATGCAGAAGTGGATGCCATTCTGGATGAACTGCTGGGCGCACCGGCAGCTCCGGAGCCGGAAGGCATCGCGGGTGAGGGGAGTGCTTCAGATAGCGGTGACCCCACACCGGACAGCGACATGATGATGTAAGCATGCGTCAGGGACCATCGGTGTGTGCCGGTGGTCTTTTTTATTGTTGTGAGCTTCCGGATTGCGGGAGGCGGGGTATGAACCAGATGGAAAAAATCACAACAGGTGTGTCATACACCACGTCAGCGGTGGGAACGGGCTACTGGTTCCTGCAGTTGCTGGACAGGGTTTCCCCGTCTCAGTGGGCGGCAATAGGCGTGCTGGGGAGTCTGCTGTTTGGGCTGCTGACATATCTGACGAACCTGTATTTCAAGATTAAAGAAGACCGGCGTAAGGCGGCACGGGGAGAGTAAGCTGATGAGCAGGAAACTCCGCTATGGTTTATCGGCTGCCGTTCTGGCGCTGATTGCCGCAGGTGCTTCTGCGCCTGAAATCCTCGACCAGTTTCTGGATGAAAAGGAAGGTAACCACACCACGGCATACCGTGATGGTGCGGGTATCTGGACCATCTGCCGTGGAGCCACCCGGGTGGATGGTAAGCCTGTGATTCCTGGCATGAAGCTGTCGAAGGAAAAATGCGACCGGGTTAACGCTATCGAACGGGATAAGGCGCTGGCATGGGTGGAGCGTAATATAAAAGTTCCACTGACCGAGCCACAAAAAGCAGGTATCGCGTCATTCTGTCCGTACAACATTGGTCCCGGTAAGTGTTTCCCGTCGACGTTTTACAGACGAATTAATGCAGGTGATCGAAAAGGTGCCTGCGAAGCGATTCGCTGGTGGATTAAGGACGGCGGCAGAGACTGCCGTATTCGTTCAAACAACTGTTACGGTCAGATATCCCGTCGTGACCAGGAGAGCGCGCTGGCGTGCTGGGGAATCGACAGATAAGAAGAATATTTTGCTGAAAAATGAGGTTTGCTTACATGGACGGATAACACGAAATCCTGCGAACTGGCAAAATGTAAGTGAATAAAGTCAACAAGATTGTTTCATGAAGAGGCACCGTAATGGTGCCTTTGTCATTTCTGCGCTTCGCACAAGCGTAAATAAACCAAAGAACCTTTCAGGATGACCCTTGAGGATACCGGTTTGGCTGTCGGTGCCTTTCTGTGGGCTGGATTCCTGTGAGACAAGGTTCATCACTAAAAGGAAATAACCGATGAATATGATGGCCGTGCCGTTTCACGGCAACTCTCTTTATGTAGTTAACCATAATGGCGAACCATACGTTCCCATGAAACCTGTCGTTGCGGGGATGGGGCTGGCCTGGCAATCACAGTTGGCTAAGTTAAGACAGCGTTTTGCGTCAACTATAACGGAAATCGTTATGGTTGCTGAGGATGGGAAACAACGCAATATGGTGTCCATGCCACTTCGAAAACTTGCCGGCTGGCTACAAACCATTAATCCCAACAAAGTAAAACCCGAAATCCGCGATAAGGTCATCCGGTATCAGGAAGAGTGCGACGATGTTCTTTACGAGTACTGGACGAAGGGTTTTGTCGTTAATCCCCGTAAAATGAGCGTGATGGAAGAACTCAACCCGGCTTGGTGCTGACATGAAACGGGATAAAAACATTGCCAGTGTGTTTGCTACCGGGCTGAATGAGTGGAAACAGGTTAAAGCCGCGCATGTATCAAAAATCCGTACGCTGGTAAATGAAGCGAATATGCTGATTGATTTTGTCCTGGCTGATACAGGCAAAGGGAAAATAACAAAGGCGGATTGATGGGGTGGCTAATGATATCAGATAAACTCATAACGCTGGTGAAGAGCCTCTGTGTACTTGTCGGCATTTCATTTTTAGTCATGCTGGTTGCCATTTTCTTTTCCACCGCCTGGCGAGTCCTGACGTTATCGGGACTGGTGGGGTGAAAGAGAGATGAACCGTGTTCTGTGTGTGGTGATTATTGTCCTGGCGGTTGGCTGTGGTGCGCTGTGGCTGGCAACAAACCATTACCGTGACAACGCGCTCACCTACAAAGCGCAGCGTGATAAAAAAGCCAGAGAGCTGGAACAGGCGAATGCCACCATTACTGACATGCAGGTGCGCCAGCGTGATGTTGCTGCGCTCGATGCAAAATACTCGAGGGAGTTAGCCGATGCGAGAGCTGAAAATGAAACTCTGCGTGCTGATGTTGCCGCTGGTCGTAAGCGCCTGCGGATCAACGCCATCTGCTCCGGTACCGTGCGTGAAGCCACCGGCACCTCCGGCGTGGATAATGCAACCGGCCCCCGACTGGCAGACACCGCTGAACGGGATTATTTCATCCTCAGAGAACGGTTGATGACAATGCAGAAGCAGCTGGAAGGGGCACAGGACTATATCCGCACTCAGTGCCTGAACTAAGTTTTGCTGATGCGCCGTATCGTCACCGTATTCCTGCATTAACAGAGACCGCAGCCCGACAGGGAGACTCCTCTGCGAGAGTGTGCGGGGATAATCAAAAACGATACACACCGGGGTTTACCGCGTTAACGGAGCGCGGTGTTGTCCCCTCATAGTCGCCAGTCCGGTGCGATGGTGGAAGAAACTGGATTTTGTTGCAAATGATAACCATTATCATTTTTGCGGGTCCTCCTGGTGGGGTGGGCCTGAACACGGGGCGGGCGGCGCGGAAAAAGGCGCATTTTTTGATTTTTATGGCACCATCACCGCCAGTGTAAGTTGTTGATATATAGAAAAATAAAAATTTTTAGTGTCGAATCTGGTTGTTTTTTGTTCATCACTGGTGTGTGTTTACATAATTTTCAGGGGGAGTTATGGATCGTGAATTAAAAAATCTGCATCTGAATATTTCCCAACTGGCCGCATTATCCGGTGCTCATCGACAGACTGTTGCGGCTCGGGTAAAAAACATAAGCCCAGCCGGTGGTCATGAGAGCAATCTCAAACTGTACCGACTGACAGATATCCTTGCCGAGCTGATGAAAGCTCCTCTGCCTGTAGATAACGAGGAAATGGATCCTCATGCGCGTAAAGCATGGTACCAGTCAGAACGTGACCGACTGAAATTTGAGCAGGAAACTGGTCAGCTTGTGCCAGTCAGTGATGTCAGGCGGTCCTTTTCTGTCGTGGTGAAAGCGATAGTTCAGGTACTGGAAACCTGGCCTGACCGGCTGGAGAGGGACAGGGGGTGGACCGCATCACAACTGAATGAAGTACAGATTGTGGTTGATGAGATCCGCGACACACTGGAAAAGGCAGTCATTGACTGTTGTGATGAGGCCGATATGTGAATCAGGTGAACGAGAGCCATAGCCGCGCATCCGATATCTGGCGCGAAGTGGCCTCGCTGTTTCGCCCACCTGGCCGGTTACCAGTAGCGGAAGCCATCAGGCGTTATATGCGGGTTCCACGGGGAGCCAATACTTCCGGTCCGTGGGAGTCATCGCTGACGCCCTATATGATTGACCCCATTAATACATTATCAGCCCGTGAATATGACGCGGTGGTGTTTGTGGGACCTGCGCGAACCGGGAAAACCGAAGGGCTGATTGATGGCTGGATTGTGTACGGCATCATCTGTGATCCGGCGGATATGCTGGTGGTGCAGATGACTGAGACGAAGGCGCGTGAGCATTCCAGAACGCGTCTTTCCAGGACGTTTCGCCACAGTCCGGAGGTCAGCAAGCGCCTCAGTCCTTCCCGTAATGACAACAACGTCCACGATAAAATGTTTCTTGACGGCTCCTTCCTGAAGATTGGCTGGCCGTCGATCACCGTCTTTTCCTCTTCGGATTACCGTCGTGTGGCGCTGACGGATTATGACCGTTTCCCTGAAAACGTGGACGGGGAAGGGGATGCCTTCACGCTGGCCTCAAAGCGTACCACCACCTTTATGTCCTCGGGGATGACCCTGGTCGAGAGTTCACCGGGGCGGGATATCACCGATACCAAATGGCGTTGTGGTGGCGCACATGAGGCACCGCCAACAACGGGTATCCTGTCACTGTATAACCGGGGAGACCGCCGCCGGTGGTACTGGCCGTGTCCGCACTGCGGGGAATATTTTCAGCCGGTGATGGATAACATGACCGGATACCGGAATAACCCGGATTTTGTGGCTGCCGGTCAGGCTGCCCGTCTGATGTGTCCGCATTGTCGCGGGCTGATTGCCCCTGAGCAGAAACGCGAACTGAATAACCAGGGGATCTGGCTTCGTGAAGGTGAACGGGCGGCGGCGGACGGCAGTATCACCGGAACGCCACGAAACTCCCGGATTGCGTCATTTTGGATGGAGGGGCCAGCTGCGGCGTTTCAGACCTGGGAACAACTGATTTTTAAACTGCTGGCGGCAGAAGAAGAGTATGAGCGAACCGGCAGTGAAGAGACCCTGAAAGCGGTGGTGAACACCGATATCGGACGACCCTATCTGCCCCGTTCAGCCACGGAACAGCGTAAAAGTGAACTGCTTGAACAGCGTGCCGAGCCGTTTCCCCGGCGATCTGTGCCGGATGGTGTGCGTTTTATTGAGGCAACGGTTGACGTACAGGGCGGTAAAAATCGCCGTTTTGTTGTGCAGATCACCGGATACGGAGAGCAGGGGGAACGCTGGATTGTTGATCGCTACAACATCCGGCATTCACTGCGCTGCAGTCCCAACGGTGAAAGTCTGCCGGTTGATCCGGCGGCATATCCGGAGGACTGGGATTTGTTGCTGACGGATGTGTTCCATAAAACATGGCCGCTGGCTTCTGATCCGGATGTGCGCATGCGTCTGATGGCCATGGCGGTGGATACGGGAGGGGAAGCCGGGGTGACAGATAACGCCTATCGTTTCTGGCGTCGTTGCCGGAGTGACGGACTGGGCAACAGGGTGTTTCTGTTCAAGGGGGATGGACTTCGCCGTGACAGGCTGATTAACCGAACCTTCCCGGATAATACCGGCAGAAGTGCCCGCCGTGCCAGAGCCAGTGGCGATGTCGCGCTGTGGCTGGTTCAGACGGATGCGTTTAAGGATCGTGTAAATAATGCCCTGTGGCGTGACACACCAGGGCCGAACTATATCCACTTTCCCGACTGGCTGGGGCGGTGGTTTTACGATGAGCTGACCTATGAAGAGCGCGGCAGTGACGGAAAATGGCGAAAACCGGGCAGGGGCGCTAACGAAGCGTTTGACCTGCTGGTTTATGCGGATGCGCTTGCCGTTCTGCATGGTTACGAAAAGATCCGCTGGCCCTCCGCACCGGACTGGGCACAGCGGGAAACGTGGCTCGTCTTCCCGCAGGAGCGTTCTGGTGAAACGGTATCCCCGGAACTGACGGCCGGGGCAGAAAAACGCCGTCGCCGGAAGAAAAAACTGCGGACGGAGCGTGCGGAAGATAATCCATGGATAACATCAGGAGGCTGGTTGTGAGCACAGAAGAAGCCAGAGAAATGATACAGCGGTACCGTGAAGCGGAAATGGCCGTACTGGAGGGAAAGTCTGTCACCTTCAACGGGCAGCAACTGACGCTGGAAAGCCTTTCTCAGATCCGCGCCGGACGTCAGGAGTGGGAACGCAGGCTTGCCGCGATGGTGAGCCGCAGGCGGGGAAAACCGGGATTTAAACTGGCGAGGTTTTAATGGCAATTATTGATGATGTGATCGGCGTGTTTTCCCCCGGGTGGAAAGCAGCCAGACTGCGTTCAAGGGCGTTAATCATGGCCTATGAGGCGGTGAAACCGACCCGGACACATAAAGCCCGGCGGGAAAATCGCTCTGCTGATCAGCTCAGTAAATACGGTGCGGTTTCCCTGCGGGAGCAGGCCCGTTTTCTGGATATCAATCATGACCTGGTGATTGGTGTGTTTGACAAGCTGGAAGAGCGGGTGATTGGTGCCAGGGGAATTATTGTGGAGCCTCAGCCATTACGAAAAAACGGGGAAATGGCGGCTGAGCTGGCTGCGGATATCCGCCGTTTGTGGGCTGAATGGTCCGTGAGTCCGGATGTGACAGGGCAGTATACCCGTCCTGTGCTTGAACGTTTACTGCTGCGGACCTGGCTGCGGGATGGTGAAGTGTTTGCGCAGATGGTCAGTGGTGCGGGAAACGGTCTGGAACGGACGGCGGGAGTGCCATTCTGGCTTGAGGCGATGGAGCCGGATTTTGTTCCCATGCGCACTGATGAATCCGCCGGACTGAATCAGGGGGTTTTTCTTGATGAGTGGGGAAGACCGAAAAAATATCTGGTTTATAAAAATTATCCGGTCAGCGGCCGGCAGAGTGATACGAAAGAAATCGCTGCCGGAAAAATGATCCACCTGAAGTTCACTCGTCGTCTGCATCAGACGCGAGGCTCATCCATGTTATCGGGGGTGCTGATGCGGATCAGTGCCCTTAAGGAGTATGAGGATGCGGAACTGACAGCGGCGCGTATTGCTGCGGCGCTGGGACTGTATATCCGTAAAGGTGACGGACAGGACTATGAAGATCCGGGGAGCAAAGAGACCGAGCGGGAAGTCCATATCACCCCGGGTATTATTTATGACGATTTGCGCAAGGGCGAGGATATCGGCATGGTCAAATCTGACCGTCCCAATCCCAACCTTGAAACTTTCCGCAACGGCCAGTTGCGTGCAGTGGCAGCAGGCAGTCGTCTGAGTTTTTCCAGTGCGGCGCGTAACTATAACGGCACCTACAGCGCCCAGCGGCAGGAGCTGGTCGAGTCCACGGATGGTTACCTGATCCTGCAGGACTGTTTTATTGGCGCGGTAACCCGCCCGGTGTACCGGACATGGCTGAATATGGTGGTTGCGGCAGGTCTGCTGAAAATTCCGGCGGATGTGGAGATGAAAACGCTATATAACGCGACGTATTCCGGTCCGGTGATGCCGTGGATCGACCCGGTTAAGGAAGCTGAAGCCTGGAGAATTCAGATCCGGGGTGGTGCAGCGACAGAATCTGACTGGGTGCGTGCTGGTGGGCGCAATCCGGATGAGGTCAAACGTCGCCGCAAGGCTGAAATTGATGAAAACAGCAGACTGGGGCTGGTCTTTGATACTGACCCCGTCAACGACAAAGGAGGCAACAGTGCCGGAACTGAACAACAGCGTCAGCAGGCCACCGACAGCCAGCATGAAGAATAAATCCTGGTTCAGGATGCTGGCGGGTAGTCAGGGTGAGGCAGATATTTATATTTATGACGAGATTGGTTTCTGGGGAGTTACCGCGAAGCAGTTTGTCAGCGATATGAATGCCCTGGGTGATATCACCCACATTAATCTCCATATCAATTCACCGGGTGGCGATGTCTTTGAAGGCATCGCCATTTTTAATGCCCTGAAAAATCAGGGGGCGACCATTACCGTGTATGTGGATGGCGTTGCCGCCTCGATGGCATCTGTGATTGCGATGGCCGGTGATACGGTCATTATGCCGGAAAATGCCTTCATGATGATCCATAAGCCATGGGGATTCAGTGGCGGGGATGCTGAGGATATGCGCAGTTATGCCGATTTGCTGGATAAAGTCGAATCGGTACTGTTGCCAGCCTATGCGCAGAAAACCGGAAAAACCACCGATGAAATTGCCGCCATGCTGGCGGATGAAACCTGGATGTCCGGTGCCGAATGTCTGGCACACGGATTTGCTGACCAGGTGACACCCGCTGTTGAGGCAATGGCATGTATTCAGTCAAAACGTACAGAGGAATTTAAAAAGATGCCGGAATCCATCCGAAACATGATTACTCCGCCACGCAACAGTGCCCCGCGTGATACCACAGTGACAATCCCTGCACCGGCGGTAACAGAACCATCACCGGTACCGGCAGTGTCTGATGAGGCGACCATTCGCGCCCGCGTTATGGCAGAACAGAAAGCCCGCATGTCAGGCATTAACGATCTGTTTGCCATGTTCGGTGGTCGCTATCAGACGCTTCAGGCACAGTGCGTGGCTGATCCTGACTGTTCGCTGGAAATGGCCCGTGAACGACTGCTGAATGAAATGGGCAAGGAGTCCTCGCCGACCAACAAAAATACACCGGCCCATATTTATGCCGGAAACGGCAATTTTGTGGGGGACGGGATCCGCCAGGCGATGCTGGCCCGTGCCGGATTTGAAAATGTCGAGAAGGATAACGCCTATAACGGGATGACCCTGCGTGAATGGGCTCGCATGTCACTGACGGAGCGCGGTATTGGGGTGGCCAGTTATAACCCCATGCAGATGGTCGGGCTGGCGCTGACGCACAGCACCTCTGATTTTGGCAATATTCTGCTGGATGTGTCGAACAAGGGGCTGATCCAGGGCTGGGAGGAATCAGAAGAAACCTTCCAGAAGTGGACCCGTAAGGGACGCCTGTCAGACTTCAAAACAGCGTATCGCGTGGGGATGGGCGGTTTTGGTTCTCTGCGCCAGGTTCGTGAGGGGGCGGAGTATAAATACATCACCACCTCAGATCGCAAGGAGACCATTGCACTGGCCACTTACGGGGAGATTTTCTCCATCACCCGCCAGGCCATTATCAATGATGATCTGAATATGCTGGTGGACGTGCCGATGAAGATGGGGCGTGCGGCGAAGGCAACGATTGGTGACCTGGTCTACAAGGTGCTGACGGATAACCCGAAACTGTCCGACGGTAAGGCGCTGTTCCATGCCGATCACAAAAATATTGCCACCGGGGGGATCTCCGTTTCCGGACTGGATGCGGCCCGTCAGATGATGCGCCTGCAGAAAGAAGGCGATCGTGCCCTGAATATCCGTCCGGCCTTTATGCTGGTACCGGTGGCACTGGAGACGGTGGCGAACCAGACCATCAAATCGGCCAGTGTGAAAGGGGCGGATGCAAACGCCGGTGTCATTAACCCTATCCAGAACTTTGCTGAGGTGATTGCAGAAGCGCGTCTTGATGCGGCAGACCCGAAAACCTGGTATCTGGCGGCGGCACAGGGCACTGACACCATTGAAGTGGCCTGGCTGGATGGTGTGGACACGCCATACATTGATCAGCAGGAAGGTTTCACCACTGACGGCATTGCCACAAAAATCCGTATTGATGCCGGAGTGGCACCACTTGACTGGCGCGGGCTGGTGCGTTCGTCGGTGGCCTGATAACCGCGTTATCACAATCACTGCCCGAAAGGGCTTTTTTTATGCCTGAAAAACAGCCCCACAGGGGCTGTCCGGAGAAACAGCATTATGGCGAAAAATTTTGTACAGGACGGTACCACCATTGAACTGGTGAATGCCGGAGATCAGACCATCCTGAGCGGTGCTGCGGTGGTGGTCGGCAGTATGGTGGCCGTGGCCATTACCGATATTCCTGCCGGTGAGGCCGGTGACGGTTTTGCCGAAGGCGTGTTCCTGCTGCCCAAACAGTCTGCTGACGACATTCAGTCCGGCGCGGTGGTTTATCTGAAGGACGGGGTTGTGCAGCTGGCTGCAGACGGTGCGGTGGCAGCGGGGGTAGCCTGGGAAAATGCCCCTGCAAACAGCGCCACTGTGGCGGTAAAAATCAATGTCTGATCTGTTTACGCGAATGTGTTGCCGGATGGACGTGGCGACCGTTCGGGTGATGGGCAAACAGGCGGAGATTAACGGCGTCGTGTACGACGTGATGCCGGAGGAAGAGTCCGCGGAGATGGGGGCGCTTTCGGGCAGCCAGTTGTCACTGGTGGTGTTTTCAGCCCGGTACCGTCCGGCCCGTCATGATGTTGTTGTGTTTGCGGGGCGCACACTGACGGTGACCCGTTATGACACGTACAACGGTAAACCCCGGATTTTTGTCGAACAGGAATGAGTATGGCAATAAAAGGTCTGGCGCAGGCCATGAAAAATCTGGATGCAATTGATCGCCGTGCCGTTCCCCGGGCCTCTGCCACGACACTGAACCGAGTGGCGGGGGCCATTATTGCGAAAACGGCCTCTTCAGTTGCCAGGGAGCTGGCCGTTCCCCGTCGTCTTATCCGTGCCCGCATCCGGTTAAGTCCGGCACGACCGGATAAGGTTTACGCAAAGGTTTACATCAATACCGGCAACCTGCCCGCCATCAAACTGGGGGAGGCCCGCGTTCGACTTTCCCGCAGAAAACGGAGAAAGAAAGGACAGCGTGCGGCCCTGAAAGGGGGCGGCAGTGTGCTGATTGTGGGGAAAAGACGGATCCCGGACGCCTTTATCACCCGGCTGGCTAACGGACGCTGGCATGTGATGCAGCGTATGCCGTGGGCATCATCATCCACCGGCGCGGACAGCAAAGGGAGGCCGAAACGCCACCGTCTGCCGATCGAAGTGGTGAAGATTACGACTGCCGGACCGCTGGCAGAAACCTTTGAACGTGAACGGGACCGGATGTACCGGGAAAAATTACCGGCGCAGATGATGAAAGCCATGACGCATCAGTTACGCCTGGTGCTGAAAAGAAAATGACTGGGAGGGTGTATGAAACACCGTGAAATACGGGCGGCAGTTCTGTCTGCCCTGAAAGAAAATATTTCTGAGAGGGTGAGCTGGTTTGACGGTCGCCCGGTTTTTATTGATGAACAGGAACTGCCTGCTGTTGCTGTTTACCTGACAGATGCGTCTGCTGCTGACGAGTTCGTTGATGAGGGAACCTGGGAGGCGACACTGCATATTGAGGTTTTTCTCAGGGCAAAAGAACCGGACTCGGCACTGGATATGTGGATGGAAGAAAAAATTCTTCCTGCGCTGGAGGCAGTTCCCGGGCTCAGTGCATTACTGCTGAAGATGAATCTTCAGGGGTATGACTACCGCCGGGATGATGAGTTTATGATGTGGGGATCGGCAGATCTCCTGTGGAAAATTACCTACGAGATGTGAGGACGATATGGCAACACCAAATCCCCTTGAGCCGGTAAAAGGTGCCGGTACCACTCTGTGGGTTTACAACGGCAAGGGTGATGCTTATGCAAACCCGTTGTCAGACGATGACTGGCAGCGACTGGCTAAGGTGAAGGATCTGACGCCGGGCGAGATGACGGCAGAACCCTACGATGATAACTACCTGGATGATGAAGACGCGGACTGGACCGCGACCGGGCAGGGGCAGAAGTCTGCAGGAGATACCAGTTTTACGCTGGCCTGGAAACCGGGAGAAGAAGGTCAGAAAGGGCTTATAGGCTGGTTTGAAAGCGGGGATGTGCGGGCCTATAAAATCCGTTTCCCAAATGGCACGGTGGATGTGTTCCGTGGCTGGGTCAGCAGTATCGGTAAGGCCGTGACGGCGAAAGAAGTGATCACCCGCACGGTGAAAGTCACTAACGTGGGCAAACCTTCCGTGGCGGAAGAACGCAGCGAAATTACGCCGGCCACTGCAATTAAGGTGACACCGACATCCGGTACGGTGGCAAAAGGGAAAACAACCACCCTGACGGTTTCTTTTGAGCCGGAAAGTGCAACCGACAAGACGTTCAGAGCGGTTTCCGCCGATCCGTCGAAAGCCACCATTAGTGTGAAAGATATGACAATTACGGTAAACGGCGTGGCGACAGGTAAGGTGCAGATCCCTGTGGTGAGCGGAAATGGTCAGTTCGCCGCAGTGGCTGAAGTCACCGTTACTGAAGCGGGCGCTGCAGGGTAAACGGAGGTAATACATGTTTCTGAAAACAGAACAATTTGAATATAACGGTGTGTCCGTCACGCTGTCGGAGCTGTCTGCGCTGCAGCGGTTTGATTATATGAAGTTTGTTTCAGACGCAGCACAACAGGAGACAACGAAGCATAATGCCGTGCACATTAACCAGCGATATCTGGAAACGGCATCCCTGCTTGTGGCGATGTCGCTATGGCATTCCCATTCCCTCAAAGGCACTCTGGCCTCTCCGGAGACAGAGATGCAGCAGATCCGCCGTGAAGTGATGCTGGGATGGCCTGCTGATGCACTGAATCAGGCAACGAACCGGGTGCTTTATCTTTCAGGTATGCTGGATAACCGGCACGATGCCGATCCTGAACCAACCGGGAAAGCAGAAGCGACAGAGCCGGTAACATCAAAAAAGCATTCGAAGGTGAGCTGAACTTTGTCCTGAAACTGGCGCGTGAGATGGGGAGAGCCGACTGGCGCGCCATGCTTGCCGGGATGACATCCACCGAATATGCCGACTGGCGACGTTTTTACTGCACGCATTATTTTCAGGATACCCAGCTGGATATGCATTTTTCCGGGCTGACGTACGCCGTACTCAGCCTGTTTTTTTGCGATCCGGATATGCATCCGGCGGATTTCAGCCTGTTCGCTCCGGAGGCAGAGGAAGGACAGGCGGAGACGCCGGACGAAAATGATGTACTGATGCAGAAGGCGGCGGGCCTCGCCGGTGGAGTCCGTTTCGGGGAGGAGGGAAGGAGGTTGTGACAGTTATTGATGGTATCAGAGGACATTTCAGGAGGTGACCACGATGGCAGGTAATTTTGCCGATCTGACAGCCGTGCTGACACTGGATTCTGCCCGTTTTTCTGAAGAGGCAGCGCGGGTAAAAAAAGAGCTGGGTGAAACCAGTGCGCTTGCTGATTTGATGTCCGGGAAAGTCAGTCAGTCTTTCAGAAAACAGGCTGATGCTGCTGAGCAGAGTCTGAGCCGACAGGCGCTGGCTGCACAAAAAGCCGGGATATCAGTCGGACAGTATAAGGCTGCCATGCGCACACTGCCCGCACAGTTCACGGATATTGTCACTCAGCTTGCCGGTGGTCAGAATCCCTTCCTTATCATGCTGCAGCAGGGGGGGCAGATCAGCGATTCATTCGGTGGACCGCTCAGCCTGCTTACCCTGCTGAAGGAGGAACTTCTCGGGATCAGGGATGCCTCTGAATCATCAGAGGAGTCGCTGTCAGATACGGCAAATGCACTGGCTGAAAATGCCCGGAATGCCGGTGAGCTGGGACGATTTATGTCGGTGGCCCGTGTGGCGGCAGGTGGCGGGGTTGCCGTACTGGCCGCGCTTGCTGCCGCCGCCTGGCAGGCAGAGCAGGCTGACCGGGCCTTATTGCGTTCACTGACCCTGACCGGAGGGGCTGCTGCCACCACAACGGCAGAATTGTGGAAAATGGCCGGGGTGATCAGCGATGAAGCCGGTGGTGGTATCAGACAGGCGGCAGAAAATCTGGCCCGTCTGGCAGAAAGCGGGAAATATACCGCCGGGCAGCTACGGATCATGGGGGAAACCTCTCAGAGATGGCTGCAGACGGTGGGGGACGATGCCGGGAAGGTGGAAAAAGCCTTTGAAGGGATTGCAGCAGATCCGGTGAAGGCGCTGGCCTCCCTGAATCAGCAGTATAACTTCCTGAGCGTTTCCCAGTTACGCCATATTGATGAGCTTGAGCGCACGAAAGGTAAACAGGCTGCGGTGACGGAGGCGATGTCCCTGTTTGCGGATGTCATGAATGCACGTCTGGAGCAACTTGATAAAGCGGCCACGCCGGTGGAAAAAATCTGGGACGATGTTAAAACCTGGACTTCTGACGCATGGGCATGGATAGGTGATCATACACTGGGGGCACTCAGTCTGATCACTGACGTGGTGGCCGGAACCGTTGAACAGGTGAAGCTGCTGCTTGTGCAGGGGGATCTGGCGCTGGCTGAATTTATTCAGTCAGCCTGGGAAACGACAAAGAATGTGCCCGGCGTTGGTGCGTTGTTTGGTGAACTGGCAGAAGAGAACCGCGTATTTATTGAGAAAACAAAACGCGATGAACTGGCGCTGAGAAAATCCATTGCGGAACGGGATGCGCGTATACGCCAGGGGGAAATGGGGTACATCAACCGCTCGCGTGCAACAGGCGTCAGCAAAGGTCCTGGGCAGCAGGAAGCCGTCAGCCGTCTGGCTGAAGAGCTGACAGGTAAAAAGCATACATCACCGAAAACGCGCTCTGCCGGGGAGAGGGAAGAGGAGCAGGCAAGAGAGGCTCTGCTTGCCCTTGAAGCTGAGCTCAGGACGCTGGAAAAACACAGCGGTGCGAATGAGAAAATTAGCCGGCAGCGCCGTGATTTATGGAAGGCGGAAAGTCAGTATGCGGTCCTGAAAGAGGCTGCCACGAAACGGCAGTTATCCGGGCAGGAAAAATCCCTGCTGGCCCATGAGAAAGAGACGCTGGAGTACAAACGCCAGCTGGCTGACCTGGGCGACAAGGTTGAACACCAGAAACGCCTGAATGAGCTGGCACAGCAGGCGGTGCGGTTTGAAGAGCAGCAGAGCGCGAAGCAGGCCGCCATCAGCGCAAAAGCCCGCGGTCTCACTGACCGTCAGGCGCAGCGGGAGTCTGAAGCGCAGCGTCTTCGGGACGTGTACGGTGATAATCCGCAGGCGCTGGCCCGGGTCACCGGGGCACTGAAACAGACATGGGCGGATGAAGACATGCTGCGCGGTGACTGGCTGGCCGGGCTGAAGTCCGGCTGGGGGGAGTGGGCGGAAAGTGCGACGGACAGTTTTTCGCAGGTTAAAAGTGCTGCCACGCAGACCTTTGACGGTATTGCACAGAATATGGCGGCGATGCTGACCGGTGCAGAGGCAGACTGGCGGGGATTCACCCGTTCGGTGCTGTCCATGATGACAGAAATCCTGCTTAAACAGGCCATGGTGGGCATTGTCGGGCGTATCGGCAGCGCCATTGGCGGTGCTTTCGGTGGTGGTGCATCTGCTTCCTCGGGGACGGCCATTGAGGCTGCGGCGGCGAACTTCCATTTCGCGACCGGAGGATTTACGGGGACGGGCGGCAAATATGAGCCTGCGGGGATAGTTCACCGCGGGGAGTTTGTTTTCACGAAAGAGGCAACCAGCCGGATAGGTGTGGGGAATCTTTACCGTCTGATGCGCGGCTATGCGGAAGGTGGTTATGTGGGTGGTGCCGGAAGTCCGGCGCAGATGCGGCGGGCGGAAGGTATTAATTTTAATCAGAACAATCACGTGGTGATTCAGAACGACGGTATCAACGGACAGGCGGGGCCGCAGCTGATGAAGGCGGTGTATGACATGGCCCGCAAGGGGGCGCAGGATGAACTCCGGCTGCAGTTGCGTGATGGCGGTATGTTATCAGGGAGCGGGCGATGAAAACCTTTCGCTGGAAAGTGAAGCCGGATATGGAGGTGAACTCGCAGCCATCGGTGCGTGAAGTGCGTTTTGGTGACGGGTACTCACAGCGTATGGCGGCAGGGCTGAATGCTGACCTGAAAACATACCGGGTGACGCTTTCCGTGACCCGGGAGGAGGCCCGGCATCTGGAAGCGTTCCTGGCAGAGCACGGAGGCTGGAAGGCATTTTTGTGGAAGCCACCCTATGCATACCGGCAGATAAAGGTGACCTGTGCCGGGTGGTCTGCGCGGGTCGGGATGTTGCGCGTTGAGTTCAGCGCGGAGTTTAAGCAGGTGGTGAACTGATGCAGGACATTCATGAAGAAAGTCTGAACGAGTCGGTTAAATCAGAGCACTCACCGCGGGTGGTGCTCTGGGAAATCGACCTGACGGTGCAGGGCGGTGAGCGGTATTTTTTCTGCAATGAGCTGAATGAAAAAAGGGAGCCGGTGACCTGGCAGGGGCGGCAATATCAGGCGTACCCGATTGAGGGCAGTGGCTTTGAGATGAACGGAAAGGGCAGCAGTGCCCGCCCGTCGCTGACGGTGTCCAATCTGTTCGGTCTTGTCACCGGGATGGCGGAGGATTTGCAGAGCCTGGTGGGTGCCACGGTGGTCCGCCGCCGGGTGTATGCGCGTTTTCTGGATGCGGTGAACTTTGTGGCAGGCAATCCGGAGGCCGACCCGGAGCAGGAGCTGAGCGACCGCTGGGTGGTGGAGCAGATGTCAGAGCTGACGGCCATGACAGCCTCGTTTGTGCTGGCAACACCGACGGAGACGGACGGAGCGCTGTTTCCCGGTCGCATCATGCTGGCGAACACCTGTATGTGGGATTACCGGGGAGATGAATGCGGTTATCACGGTCCTGCGGTGGCGGATGAGTTCGACAACCCCACCACGGATATCCGGAAGGACAGATGCAGTAAATGCATGCGCGGGTGTGAGATGCGCGGCATGGTGGCTAATTTCGGCGGTTTCCTTTCCATTAATAAACTTTCGCAGTAAATCCCGGTTTATGACACAGACTGAATCAGCGATTCTGGCGCATGCCCGGCGGTGTGCGCCTGCGGAGTCGTGCGGCTTCGTGATAGGCACCCCGGAGGGCGAACGGTACCAGCCCTGCGTGAATATCTCCGCAGAGCCGGAGGCGTATTTTCGTATTGCGCCGGAAGACTGGCTGCAGGCAGAGATGCAGGGGGAGATTGTGGCACTGGTCCACAGCCACCCTGGTGGTCTGCCCTGGCTGAGCGAGGCCGACCGGCGGCTGCAGATAAAGAGTGCCCTGCCCTGGTGGCTGGTCTGCCGGGGGGAAATTCACAAATTCCGCTGTGTGCCGCACCTGACCGGGCGTCGTTTTGAGCACGGGGTGACGGACTGTTACACCCTGTTCCGGGATGCATACCATCTGGCGGGGATAACGCTGCCGGATTTTGTGCGTGAGGATGACTGGTGGCGCAACGGTCGGAACCTTTACCTGGACAATATGGCGGCGACTGGTTTTTACCGGGTGCCCCTGTCCTCTGCACAGGCGGGCGATATCCTGCTGTGCTGCTTTGGCGCATCGGTGGCCAATCATGCCGCCATATACTGCGGCAACGGTGAACTGCTTCACCATCTGCCTGAACAACTGAGTAAACGGGAGAGGTATTCTGAAAAATGGCAACGACGAACGCATTCTGTCTGGCGTCACCGCCACTGGCACGCATCTGCCTTCACGGGGATTTGCAACGATTTGGCCGCCGCCTCAGCCTGTACGTGAACACGGCAGCGGAAGCCATCCGTGCCCTGTCGCTGCAGATGCCGGGATTCCGCCGTCAGATGAACGAAGGCTGGTACCAGATACGTATTCGCGGTGAGGACACGGCACCGGAGGCGGTGTACGCCCGTCTTCACGAACCTCTGGGTGAGGGGGCGGTCATCCATATTGTGCCGCGACTGGCCGGAGCCGGAAAGGGCGGACTGCAGATTGTGCTGGGGGCAGCAGCCATCGTGGGCTCTTTCTTCACCGCCGGCGCAACGATGGCGTTGTGGGGCGCAGCCCTGAGTGCCGGAGGGCTGACTGCCACCACGATGCTGTTCTCACTGGGTGCCAGCATGATACTGGGCGGTGTGGCCCAGATGCTGGCACCGAAGGCAAAAACACCGGATTACCGCGCAACGGATAACGGTAAACAGAACACGTATTTTTCGTCACTGGATAACATGATTGCCCAGGGGAACCCGATGCCGGTGCCTTATGGTGAAATGCTGGTTGGTTCACGACGGATATCCCAGGACATCAGCACCCGTGATGAGGGCGGAGACGGGAAAGTGGTGGTTATCGGGCGGGGATGAAAATAAAAAAATCCCGCAGAGTTAGCGGAGCTGCGGGAGAGAACGATGAAGATTAACGTTATGGAGTTATTTTTCAGGCATCAAAAAAGTAATGCAGCGTCATTATTGCGGCTACAGGCAATTGCCGGAAATGTGAAGAGTTTCAGAAATTTTATTCCGTCATGACACAGGCACCCTCCGGGGTGCCTGTTGTTTTCTGGCATAAACAGATTCAGACATCAGACAGGAGAGGGGGACAGAGTGGGTAAAGGGGGCGGCAAGGGGCACACGCCGGTAGAGGCAAAGGACAATCTTAAGTCCACGCAGATGATGAGCGTGATTGACGCCATTGGTGAAGGGCCGATTGAAGGTCCGGTGAAGGGGCTGCAGAGTATTCTGGTGAACAAAACCCCGCTGACGGACACGGACGGTAATCCTGTGATACATGGTGTGACAGCGGTCTGGCGCGCCGGGGAGCAGGAGCAGACACCACCTGAAGGCTTTGAGTCCTCCGGAGCTGAAACCGCACTGGGCGTGGAAGTGACGAAGGCAAAGCCGGTGACGCGCACCATTACGTCCGCGAACATTGACCGCCTGCGGGTCACCTTCGGGGTGCAGTCACTGTTGGAGACCACCTCAAAGGGCGACCGTAATCCCTCTTCTGTCCGACTGCTGATTCAGTTGCAGCGTAACGGTAACTGGGTGACGGAAAAGGATGTCACCATTAACGGCAAGACCACCTCGCAGTTTCTGGCGTCGGTGATTCTGGGTAATCTGCCGCCCCGTCCTTTTAACATCCGGATGGTCCGGGAGACGGCGGACAGCACCTCGGACCAGCTGCAGAATAAGACGCTCTGGTCGTCATACACCGAAATCATCGATGTGAAACAGTGCTACCCGAACACGGCGATTGTGGGGCTGCAGGTGGATGCGGAGCAGTTTGGTGGCCAGCAGATGACGGTGAACTACCATATCCGCGGTCGCATCATTCAGGTACCGTCAAACTATGACCCGGAAAAACGCACTTACAGCGGTATCTGGGACGGCAGCCTGAAACCGGCATACAGCAATAACCCGGCCTGGTGCCTGTGGGACATGCTGACCCACCCGCGCTACGGAATGGGAAAACGTCTGGGGGCGGCGGATGTGGACAAGTGGGCGCTGTATGCCATCGGGCAGTACTGCGACCAGACGGTCCCGGATGGTTTCGGGGGCACAGAGCCGCGGATGACCTTTAATGCGTACCTGTCACAACAGCGTAAGGCGTGGGACGTTCTCAGTGATTTCTGCTCGGCGATGCGCTGTATGCCGGTATGGAACGGGCAGACGCTGACGTTTGTGCAGGACCGTCCGTCAGATGTGGTGTGGCCCTACACAAACAGTGATGTGGTGGCTGACAATGAAGGTGTGGGATTCCGCTACAGTTTCAGCGCCCTGAAGGACCGTCATACTGCGGTGGAGGTCAGTTACGTCGACCCGCATAACGGCTGGCAGACCTCCACGGAACTGGTGGAAGACCCGGAAGCCATACTGCGCTACGGGCGCAACCTGCTGAAGATGGATGCGTTCGGTTGCACCAGTCGCGGTCAGGCCCACCGTGCCGGGCTGTGGGTGATAAAGACCGGACTGCTGGAAACGCAGACGGTGGATTTCACGCTCGGGTCACAGGGGCTGCGTCACGCACCCGGTGACATTATTGAAATCTGTGATAACGACTATGCCGGGACCATGACCGGCGGACGTATCCTGTCCATCGATGCCGCCAGCCGCACCCTGACACTGGACCGTGAGGTGACCCTGCCGGAGACAGGTGCCGCCACGGTGAACCTGATTAACGGCAGCGGTAAGCCGGTGAGCGTGGCCATCACTGCACACCCCGCGCCGGACCGGATACAGGTCAGCACCCTGCCTGATGGTGTGGAGACATACGGTGTATGGGGACTCTCCCTGCCGTCACTGCGTCGTCGCCTGTTCCGCTGTGTCTCCATCCGGGAAAACACGGACGGCACCTTTGCCATCACGGCGGTGCAGCACGTACCGGAAAAAGAAGCCATTGTGGATAACGGGGCCAGCTTTGAGCCACTGTCCGGTTCGCTGAACAGCGTCATCCCGCCGGCTGTGCAGCACCTGACGGTGGAGGTGAGCGCGGCTGACGGTCAGTATCTGGCACAGGCGAAATGGGACACGCCGCGGGTGGTGAAGGGTGTGCGCTTCAGTCTGCGCCTGACCAACGGAAGCGGAGAAGACAGCCGTCTGGTGACCACCGCCATCACTGCGGATACAGAGCATCGTTTCAGTGGTCTGCCGCTCGGGGAATACACCCTGACAGTCAGGGCAATTAACAGTTATGGCCAGCAGGGCGAACCGGCCACCACCACCTTCCGGATTAACGCGCCAGCAAAACCCGCCACCATTGAACTGACGCCGGGGTATTTTCAGATAACGGCGGTCCCGCGTCTTGCGGTGTATGACCCGACGGTACAGTTTGAATTCTGGTTCTCCGAAAAACGCATCACGAACACGGCACAGGTGGAAACCTCTGCCCGTTATCTGGGGACCGGCAGTCAGTGGAGTGTCTCCGGTCCGCACATTAAGCCCGGAAAGGATTTCTGGTTTTATGTGCGCAGCGTCAACCTGGTGGGTAAATCTGCTTTTGTGGAAGCCAGTGGACGGGCGAGCAATGATGCTGCGGGCTATCTGGAACTTTTCCGGGAAAAGATAGGAAAAACGCATCTGGCAGAGGCGCTGTGGGCAGAGATTGACAACAGTCAGCTGAAGGACGAGATGGCGGAAATGCAGACCACCATCACAGAAACCCGCAATGAAATCACACAGACGGTCAGTAAAACGCTGGAAGACCAGAGCGCCACCATTCAGCAGATACAGCGCGTGCAGAAGGACACAAATGATGACCTGGCTGCGCTGTACATGCTGAAGGTTCAAAAAACGAAAGACGGCATTCCCTATGTGGCCGGGATTGGTGCAGGGATTGAGGATACTGATGGCCAGCCACTGAGCAACATACTGCTGCTGGCTGACCGTATCGCGATGATAAATCCGGAGAGCGGCAACAGCACGCCGTTATTTGTGGCGCAGGGGAATCAGCTGTTCATGAACGACGTGTTCCTGAAACGACTGTTTGCGGTGAGCATCACGTCATCCGGCAATCCTCCGGCATTTTCCCTGACGCCGGACGGGCGACTGACGGCGAAAAATGCGGATATCAGCGGTAACGTGAATGCGAATTCCGGGACGCTCAACAACGTCACGATTAATGAGAACTGTCAGATTAAGGGGAAACTGTCAGCCAACCAGATTGAAGGCGATATTGTCAAAACGGTCAGCAAGTCTTTCCCCCGCACGAACAGTTATGCCAGTGGCACCATCACGGTAAGAATCAGTGATGATCAGAAGTTTGACCGGCAGGTCATGATACCGCCAGTGTTATTCCGCGGTGGTAAGCATGAGAATTTCAACAGTAATAACCAACAGTCATACTGGTATTCAACCTGCCGGTTAAGAGTGACCCGCAATGGTCAGGAGATTTTTAAGCAGTCCACGACGGATGCTCAGGGCGTATTTTCCTCAGTTATAGATATGCCTGCCGGACAGGGGACGCTGACACTGACATTCACCGTATCTTCATCAGGAGCGAATAACTGGACACCAACAACCAGTATCAGCGATCTGCTGGTTGTGGTGATGAAAAAATCCACAGCAGGTATCAGTATCAGCTGAATTTTATAACCCAGAACGGGCGTCAGAAATGACGCCTTTTTTATTGCAGAAAAGCGAGAGGTAATTATGCGTAAACTTTATGCCGCCATTTTGTCCGCAGCCATTTGTCTGGCCGTATCCGGTGCGCCTGCATGGGCATCTGAACATCAGTCCACGCTGAGCGCGGGGTATCTTCATGCCTCGACGAACGTTCCCGGCAGCGATGATCTGAACGGGATTAACGTGAAATACCGTTATGAGTTTACGGACACACTGGGGATGGTGACGTCATTCAGCTATGCAGGAGACAAGAATCGCCAGATTACCCGTTACAGCGATACCCGCTGGCATGAAGATTCCGTGCGTAACCGCTGGTTCAGCGTGATGGCGGGGCCGTCTGTACGCGTGAATGAATGGTTCAGCGCGTATGCGATGGCGGGTGTGGCTTACAGCCGTGTGTCGACTTTTTCCGGGGATTATCTCTGCGTAACTGACAGCAAGGGGAAAAGGCACGACGTGCTGACCGGAAGTGATGACGGTCGCCACAGCAACACGTCTCTGGCGTGGGGAGCTGGCGTGCAGTTTAACCCGACCGAATCCGTGGCCATTGATATTGCTTATGAAGGTTCCGGCAGTGGCGACTGGCGCACTGACGGTTTCATCGTGGGTGTCGGTCATAAGTTCTGATTAGCCAGGTAACACAGTGTTATGACAGCCCGCCGGTTCAGGCGGGCTTTTTTGTGGGGTGAATATGGCAGTAAAGATTTCAGGTGTACTGAAAGACGGCACAGGAAAACCGGTAGAGAACTGCACCATTCAACTGAAAGCCAGACGGACCAGCAGCACGGTGGTGGTGAACACGGTGGCCTCTGAAAATCCGGATGAAGCCGGTCGTTACAGCATGGACGTTGAGTACGGTCAGTACAGCGTCATTCTGTTGGTGGAGGGCTTCCCGCCGTCACATGCCGGGACCATCACCGTGTATGAAGATTCTCAACCCGGTACGCTGAATGATTTTCTCGGTGCCATGTCGGAGGATGACGTCCGGCCGGAGGCACTGCGTCGCTTTGAACAAATGGTGGAAGAGGTGGCGCGTCACGCCGGGGAGGCGAAGAAGAATGCCGGAGAGGCGGAGACGTCAGCGAGGAATGCCGGCATATCAGCCGGTCAGGCAGAAGAGAGCGCGGCAAATGCTGACACTTCAGCAGGGGATGCATCGGAGTCAGCCCGGCAGGCGGCAGAAAGTGCAGCCGCTGCAAAGCAGTCAGAGGAGGCGTCCTCGTCCTCGGCCTCTGCGGCCGCTCAAAAAGCCAGTGAGTCATTACAAAGTGCAGCAGATGCTGAGTTGTCAAAAAAGACGGCAGAAAGTGCAGCCGGTAATGCAGCCAGGGATGCAACGACCGCAACAGAAAAAGCCCGGGAGTCAGCAGAAAGCGCACAGTCAGCGGAACAAAGCAGGATAGCGGCGGAAGAGGCCGTAAACCGAATCCCCACTGTGGTGGGACCTCCCGGGCCAAAGGGGGAACAGGGGCCCGCGGGTCCTCAGGGGCCGAAGGGTGATAAGGGAGAGCGCGGTGACACCGGCCCTGTCGGGGCAACCGGCGAACGGGGACCGGCAGGTGATGCTGGTCCGGCAGGCCCGCAGGGGCCGAAAGGTGACAGGGGAGAGCGGGGAGAGACCGGTCTGACGGGAAATGCAGGTCCACAGGGTCCAAAGGGAGATATCGGTGCGGCAGGCCCGGCAGGCCCACAGGGACCGAAAGGAGAAACAGGTGCGGCTGGCCCGGTGGGGGCAACCGGACCTCAGGGACCGAAGGGCGACCCGGGGGAGACACAAATCCGTTTTCGTCTGGGGCCGGGAAACATTATTGAGACAAACAGCCATGGCTGGTTCCCGGATACAGATGGCGCACTCATCACCGGACTGACCTTTCTTGACCCCAAAGATGCCACACGGGTTCAGGGGTTTTTTCAGCATTTGCAGGTCAGATTTGGCGACGGGCCGTGGCAGGATGTCAAGGGGCTGGATGAAGTGGGCAGTGATACAGGCAGAACAGGAGAATGACATGAACATACTAAAAAAACTTATGCAGCGTCTGTGCGGGTACGGAAAGCATGATGACCGTGAACACGGGGAGTTACTTACAGCACAACTGCGACTGGGACCGGCAGACATTCTGGAGTCCGATGAGAATGGCATTATCCCAGAGCAGGACAGGGTAATCACGCAGGTGGTGATACTGGATGCGGATAAAAAGCAGATACAGTGCGTGGTAAGACCGCTGCAAATCCTGCGTGCTGACGGGAGGTGGGAAAATATTGGCGGAATGAAATAGCCGACAGCTTCACAAAAACCGGAGTCCGGCTCCGGTTTTTTGTTGTCATGTCCGGTGGATGTTTGTTAGGAATGTTCAGACAGGTTTATTTTGAATTTACACAGAATCCTAAACAGGTTCGAGAATTAAGAAAGAGGTTGTATGTTTAGCATAAGAACCCTACTACCTATTAGCGCCAGCGTATCAGTTCCGACAAAACAATCTCGGTAATGCTGCCAACTTACTGATTTAGTGTATGATGGTGATTTTAAGGTGCTTGCGTGGCTTCCATTTCCATCAGATGTCCTTCCTGCTCCGCTACTGAAGGCGTGGTGCGTAACGGCAAAAGCACTGCCGGACATCAGCGCTATCTCTGCTCTCCTTGCCGTAAAACATGGCAACTACAGTTCACTTACACCGCCTCTCAGCCCGGTACGCACCAGAAAATCATTGATATGGCCATGAATGGCGTCGGATGTCGCGCCAGTGCACGCATTATGGGCGTTGGCCTCAACACGGTTTTACGTCACTTAAAAAACTCAGGCCGCAGTCGGTAACCTCGCGCATACAACCGGGCAGTGATGTGATTGTCTGCGCTGAAATGGACGAACAGTGGGGCTACGTCGGTGCTAAATCACGTCAGCGCTGGCTGTTTTACGCGTATGACAGGATACGGAGGACGGTTGTGGCGCACGTCCTCGGTGAACGCACTCTGGCCACACTGGAGCGTCTTCTGAGCCTGCTGTCGGCCTTTGAGGTCGTGGTATGGATGACGGATGGCTGGCCGCTGTATGAATCACGCCTGAAGGGAAAGCTGCACGTTATCAGCAAGCGTTACACTCAGCGCATTGAGCGACATAATCTGAATCTGAGACAACACCTGGCAAGGCCGGGACGGAAGTCACTGTCGTTCTCAAAATCGGTGGAGCTGCATGACAAGGACATCGGGCATTATCTGAACATAAAACACTATCAGTAA